GTATGACCCAGAGACAGGTGAGCCATTGATTGACGGTTACCCGCTGTACTCAGGTCTACCGAAGCGTGAATGGGTTGGGATTAGTTATCAAGAGTCAATGGCAATCATCGAGCACTGGCAGTCAAACAGGTATAGCTCTGTTGAGGTCAATAACATGGAGCTATTTGAACTCTTTGAATTAGTCGAGGCCAAGCTAAAGGAAAAGAATACGTGAAGCTACTTATTGATGGCGATATTATTGCCTACACCGCATCGGCCTCAGCAGAAACCCCAATCAACTGGGGCGACGGCTTGTGGACCCTGCATTGTTATGAGCAAGAGGTGGTCTCAAAACTTGAAGAACAAATCGCAAAGCTAGTCGATGGTCATTCATTCGATGAGATCCAAGTTGCCATAAGTGATGTAGAAAACTATCGCAAACGTGTAGATCCACAGTACAAAGCAAACCGTAAGAGCATACGGAAACCAATGCTCCTTGGGTTTGCTAAAGAGTATCTGATGGAGAATTACAAAGGACTGCTCTTGCCCGAGCTTGAAGCTGATGACGTACTTGGTATCGAGTGCTCAGCAGGCCGTGCAGTTATCTGGTCAACAGACAAGGATCTAAAGACAGTCCATGGCCAACACCTTGTGGATGGTCAGATCATTGAGATCAATGAAGAAGAGGCAGACTACTGGTTCTTCTATCAAACCCTTGTCGGAGATCTCACAGACAACTACCAAGGCTGTCCTAAAGTTGGACCCAAAACCGCAGAAAAAATTCTGGAGAAAGGTGCATCTTGGGATGCCGTCGTTGCGGCCTACGTCAAGGCCGGACTCAGTGAGCAGGTTGCATTACAGAACGCACGTCTTGCTCGTATCTTAAGAGACTACGATTACGTAAACGGAGAGATTGTTTTATGGACACCGAAGAGTTCAAACGCCGAATGAGAATCCACGACATGATGGCAGACATTGAGTGTGACGATGACGATGACGTAGTGACTACCCCCAAGCACTACGCTCAGTACGACATCGAGCCAAAGGATTTCATCATCCGAAATGGATTGGAGTTCTGGCGCGGGTACATCGTTAAGTACGCATGCCGTGCCGGTCATAAAGAATACGACGATCTCAATGACACCCAGAGCGAAATCCGAGATCTCAAGAAAGCAATCCGTTACGCAGAAATGCGGATCAACCAGATAAACGGACTATATAACCTATAAGGACACCACTATGTGGATGTTATTCCTAATTGTCTTAGAAGCAGACCGTTACTTCGTGGCCCCTCGTGGGCCTTTTTTGTCTATGGAGGCTTGCTTTGAAGAGCGTAGTCGCACTCTGGCTACGTTTCCGAAGCCGAAAATAAATTATGAGGCGGTCTGTATCCGCACCAATAACATCGATGGAGCATGAATTTTTCATGACTGAATTTCTTGGAATTAAGATTGATCTATCTAGGAACGAGGGCTTCACAGAGCAAGCACTAAAGCTCGTACAAGAATACTACTGTCGTCCTAACGAAGATCCACAACACGCCTTGGCTCGCGCCGCCGTTGCTTATTCATACGGCGATAAAGCGTTTGCTCAGCGTATCTATGACTACGCATCAAAGCGTTGGTTTATGTTTGCAAGCCCAATCCTAAGCAACGCTCCCCTTCCTAATGAAAAACCCAAGGGGCTACCTATCTCATGCTTCCTGACTTACGTCGGGGATAACCTCGAGTCTCTGATTGAACACAACTCAGAGGTGGCTTGGCTCTCTGTGAAAGGTGGTGGTGTTGGTGGGCATTGGTCCGACGTACGTGCGGTATCTGATAAAGCACCAAGCCCCGTACCTTTTATGAAAGTTGTCGATAGTCAGATGACTGCCTACAAACAAGGCAAGACACGTAAGGGTTCATACGCCGCTTACATGGATGTGAGCCATCCCGACATTGTCGAGTTTGTAAACATCAAAGTCCCTACAGGCGGGGACTCAAACCGCAAATGTTTCAACATATTCAACGCAGTCAATGTGACAGATGAGTTCATGACTGCCGTGGAGAAAGACAATGATTGGGAACTCAAAGACCCCCATGACGGAAGTGTCAGAGATACACTCAAAGCTCGCGACCTATGGCAACGAATACTTCAAGCTCGTTTCCGAACAGGTTCGCCTTATATCAACTTTATCGACACAGCCAACCGGAGCCTTAACACTGCTCAACAAGAGCTTGGACTCCGCATCCATGGGTCTAACCTATGCAACGAGATACACCTCGTTACTAACGAAGAACGTACAGCCGTCTGTTGCCTGTCCTCGGTCAACCTCGAAAAGTACGAAGAGTGGAAAGACACCGACATGGTCAAAGACTTGGTGCGACTCCTCGACAACGTCCTCGAGTTCTTCATCGAACACGCACCCCCAGAGTTGGCTAAAGCTGTTTACTCTGCCCAACGGGAGCGTTCTATCGGACTAGGTGCTATGGGTTTCCACGGCTACCTACAGTCTCAAAACCTACCATGGGAATCTCTGCCTGCACGGTGGCGAAATGAAAGCATCTTCACTCGCATTAGTGAGCAAGCTCAACAAGCAAGTTACCAACTTGGTAAGGAGCGAGGAGAGCCTGAAGACCTGCAAGGCACAGGGATGCGTAACGCGCACCTACTAGCCATCGCACCGAATGCAAACAGTTCAATCATCTGTGGATGCACGGCGTCGATTGAGCCGTTTGAGATTGACCAAGGTTTCGTCGTTGACCATGCGGCAGATCGGCAACCGTTTGTCTGCCAAGGTCAATCAGTCAACCTCTTTTTCCCGTCCGGTTCACCGGCAAGCTACGTCAACGCTATACACATTAGAGCCTACAAAAAGGGACTCAAAGGTGTTTATTACCTGCGTACTTCCAATGGATATGAAGCAGACAAGGTGGGCCTCAACGTGGAGCGCGTTGCTCTTCAGGATGCGGAAGAGTGCTTGTCCTGCCAAGGCTAACTACAAGAATACTGGAGTAATTTAAATAATGACTACAACTAGAAAAACACCGGCCAAGAAAGAGCCGGAGGTCAGTAATCCTGACTATCAAACAACTGCGATTGTGGCGGCATTACTGATCCACAAGGGGACACCAATTCGTTCAGCTTTAGAAACAGCAACTTGGATAGTGGAGTCCCTTAAAAATGAGTCTATTGGAACAAAGTAAATTTTATAAACCATTCAAATACCCGTGGGCTGTTCAGTTCGCGATTGATCACGAGAAGATCCACTGGGGTGAATGGGAAGCCAAGCTACAAGAAGACGTAGTGCAATGGCAGTCAGGAAAGCTAACCGATGAAGAGAAAAATCACATCACTCAAATCCTACGCTTGTTTACTCAATCCGACGTGGCGGTGGGTACAAACTACTTGGAGTATTACATCCCCAAGTTCAAAAACAACGAAGTACGGGCGATGCTTTCGTCGTTCGTAAATCGTGAGTTTGTTCACCAACGAGCGTACGCACTCCTGAATGACACTCTCGGTTTACCCGAAGAAGAGTTCTCGGCATTCACTGCCGTACAGGAGATGAGCGACAAACTAGAGTTTATGTCAGACATCGATGTGCATAGTCACTCAGGCACAGCCTTGGCTATCGCTCGCTCTGTCATGAACGAGGGTATGTCTCTGTTCTCGGCGTTCGTCATGCTTCTGAACTACCAACGCTTCGGCAAGATGAAGGGTATGTGCGAGATCGTAGAGTGGTCTGTTCGTGATGAAACGATGCACTGCGAAGGGATGGTTAAGTTGTTCAGATGTTTCTGTGATGAACACCCAAGGATTGTTACAGATGAATTTAAAGCAACTATCTATCAGATGTTCCGCGACGCTGTTGAACTGGAAGATAAGGTTATTGACTTGGCGTTTGAGATGGGCCTCGTGGAAGGTCTGTCGGCAGAGGAGGTTAAGTCATATATCCGATTCATTGCTAATCGCAGACTCACGCAACTCGGCCTTAAACCCAACTGGGAAGGTCTCAGTGAAAACCCATTGCCGTGGTTAGATTGGGTACTGAACGGAGACAGTTTCAAAAACTTCTTCGAGGGTACGGTAACCGATTACAACGCCGCAGGAATGGATGGAGATTGGGGGTGGTAACACCCTCATTTCCTTTAAGTTTTTTCTAAAGTTACACTATTGTAAATAGGGGCGGCTCAAGCTATCTATGGATTTACTAAACCGTAAGTACAGCATCTCGAAAGGACTCATTGAGGTTCTTGAAGAAATGTTCCCCAACCGATTACCAGAAGCTCACATATCTTTAGAAGAGCTTCGGTATTTACAAGGCCAACAGTCGGTTATTCGTAAGTTGGTACAAATGTTAGAAGACAATCAGGAGAACTGAATATGTGTTTAGGAGGAGGCTCTAGCCCTGAACCGGCTCCACCACCTGCTCAGGCGGCACCGGTAACAGCGGCATCACCTAAGCTAGACACCGACATCGGTGAAGAGGAATCGTCATCAGAAACTCAAGCTAAGAAGCGTAAGGGTAAGAAGGGACTTCGTATCCCAACATCAAGCTCTGCAAACGTGAACAGCTCAGGTTCTGGTCTCAACATCCCACAAGGTTAATTAAATGTATGAAGGCTCAGGCGTAGCGGGACGTTACGCACAACTCGAATCTTCGAGAGATGCCTTCCTGCAACGAGCACGAGATGCCGCAGAACTTACAATTCCGACACTTATGCCACCAGATGGACATTCAGGCACGACGTTGTACGCAACACCGTATCAGTCTATCGGCAGTCGGGGTGTAAATAACCTCGCATCAAAATTGCTTCTCGCATTGCTTCCAACGAACAGTCCGTTCTTCCGGCTCACCATTGATGACTTTGACCTTGCTCTTGCAACGAATGGTCAGAC